ATTTCTTCTCCTGTTGGAGTAATAACTGCGGTTCCTGTAACTGTCTCAACTCCCAAAGCTGTTGTAATTGTATTCTTTGTGACAATGCCTCTTGCACCTGCGGCAGCGGTTGCAGTTCCTACATCCGATGTAATTTCTTCTCCTGTAACTGATAAATTAGAATCGGCGGCAGCGACTAACGTGCCTAAAGCTGTATCAGCTTGAACACCTGTTGAAATGGGAACAATTGATTGTGCTTCTGCAATAACAGTTCCCACAGACATGTTCATAATGTCCGCAGGACCAGTAACAGTAATATTTTGATCGGTAGCTAGATTGACGTTGTTGAGAACAGCGTTGACATTAATTCCTGTAATGACAACTGTAGCGTTGTCAACTACCTCTGAGGAAAAAGGAGCACTAGCAAAAGAGAAATCAGCAAAAGACATATGTTATAGTACAAACATCACTCGTGTTTGTAAATTAAATATGCCTTAGCTGATTCTTAGAATAGCGCTTGTGGCATCGTTTGTTGGGAACTGAATTGTGAATGTTCCGTTTGTAGATGTCTTTGTTCCGCCAAAGTCTAACACACAAATTGAAGCATTTACATTCGCTGATGATGTGTTGTAAATCAAAGCTGCTTGAGCTGAGATTGTTGCACTAGTGAATGATAAATCATCAAAGTCTACAAAAGCTGTTGATGCTGTTGCGTTAGTTTTGGTTAAGCTGACGTTTGCATTTAATAAAGTGCCTCCGCCTGCTGAATATGAGCCTGATGCTCCCACTTCGTTTGAAGCGGAATAGGCTGATGTGTTAGCATCCAAAGTTGCTGCATTTGTATAGAGAGCGAGATTGATAGTATCAGATGATATGTCATGGTCGCCATCTAACAACTGCTGTTTGAATGTTGCACAAACTGCTTGGTTAATTGCCATTTTTTATGCCCTCCTTAGGCCTTTGGGTTAGGATCCATTGATTGTAAAGGTATTCTTAACACCCCATCAACATACTCATCCCTACGTTTTCTTCCCATCTGTTCATCAGCAAATAGCTTTAAAGCAGATGTGAACTTAGCTTCATATAATTGCATATCTTGAATATTTTTCAAGTATGAAAAGGACTCTGCAAGCACTCCGTAAAGTAATACCTCTGGTGCATTGTTAGAAACAAAGGTAGTTGTGCTTGTGCTTCCTGAACCATTGCCCAATCTTTCAGGAGTTTCATTATACCACATTTCAATGGTGTAAACTTGATCTGGAGTAGGGGCTAATATTAAATTTGTATTATTCCAGTTAGCCCAATATTTAGGTTGCCCAGTGTAATTAGTATCTGTAGTAGATCTTTCTACTGCATATTCATCAATAAAGGTAGTATCAACTTGTTGTAGCCATACTCTCTCATCATTAGATTTAATTAATTGTAAAGCTCTAGCAAATCTAAATCCACCCTCTGGACCTGATACATCCAAAAATGCATTATTTGCTGTACAAGTTGTTGTTGCAAATCTTCTTTGATAATCACCATCAATAGCTCTATCTATTTTATTTTCTGTATTTGTTATGAAAACATTAACTACAGAATTAGATAATACATTGCTATCTACCTCTGTGTAATTTCTTACATTATCTAATAATTCACTGTAATTCATGATATCACCACTGTCACTGTACCAACTCTTGTTAAACTTAGCAAGGCTCTACTAGGAGTAGAAGGCTGCATACCATTACTATTAAAAAAAGTATCATTAGGAACACCGGCTGTTACTGTTACCGCTAATTGTACTTGTGGTCTTGGATTTTCTAAAGCTTGAGCATCTGCACTAGAATAGGTAGGTTCTAATTGAGGATGTTTAGGTTCATAACATTCTGGGCAGACTAATAAACCATTCCACTCTTCTTTTAGTTCTAAATATTTATATTGAAATCCACATCGATCACATATTGCTTGTGAAAATTTACCAACTGCAAAAGCCATTAGATACCTGCATAAAATTGTTTAGGTACAATATTAACAGAAGAAGATTGTGAATCTTCTGTAATTGCTCTAGCTAATTCTGATTCATATCTTCTTTCTAATTCAGCAGATAGAGCAGGATTAACTTCCTGTGATAAATAATAAGCAAGTCCAGATACCATACAAGGTAAAAATCTGTAAGGTGCGTCTGGTGTATTTGTGTAGGCTCCTACATCTTCAATTCTTTGAACATACCAATAGTTTAATTGAGTGTCTGTTGTTTCAGGGGTTAAATAAACATAGATTTGAACATTAGAAATATTTCTTTGAATATAATATTGTGTAGGTGTTCCTGTTGAATATTTATTAGGAATATTCTCATATTCAGATCTTGATATTTTTTCCATGGTAGTATCTGTAATTTGACTTCCCGATGTTTGTCTAAATACCATTTCTAAAACATCATCTGCATCAGAAGGAGCTGTGTAGACTGTTGTATTAGCTGTTAGATTAGTAGTTGTGTTTTGTACTTTCCAAAGTTTGTAACCTCTATTGGCCCACTCAGAAAATAACAAATTTAAATTATCTCTAGCAGCTTCTAGATCATAACCAGTACGCATAGAGCGACCAGCTCGTCTGTAAGCTCTTTCAATAACTTTGTCTATATTTAAATTAAAATCTGTAGTTCCTGAGGTTGCCATGAATTACTTCTTCTTTTTCATTTTTTTCTTTTTAACAACTTGTTTCTTTTTTGCCATACCGCCGCCACGCATCATTTTCATCATACCGCCGCCACGCATTTTTTCCATTTTCTTTTCCATAGTAGCCTCCTATTTAAAAAGCTTTTCATATTGTTCTTGTCTTTGAGCAACTACATCATCGTAGTACTCTTTAGGCCATTTATCGTAATAACCCATACGTTTTAATCTATCAGAAGCCTCGTATAATTGCGAGAACTTTTGTACTAACATCATGGAGAAGTCAATAGTAGAATGAGGTAAATCTGACTTATCTCCTGATGGATTTGTTAAAAACTCTTGTTCTTCATCTGTAGGTGGATTTTTAGGATGAAAACCTAAAAAATATATATCTTTTTTATTATATTGATTATTAAAATTATCTATTATTTTTTGAAACTTATTTAAGGAATAGTCTTTAAAAAATATATCACAAAATATTAATATTTCCTTTTCTGGAAAGATTAGTTTTTGTACATATTGATGAAGGTTTCTAGTATAGCCAATATCAGGATCTCTGTGTTGAATATCCACTTTATTTTCTAGCCAAGCTTTTTTTGCAAAAGGACAAGCTGGCATATTATTTAGATGGATATTAGGTATTTCAAGATAGTGTTTTGACCACAATCTAACTTCGTTTTCTATTATTTTTTTAGTTTTATTGGTTATCAATAATCTTTAGATGTTTTTATTAAAAATTCTTCTATCCACTGAGTTCGATCATCCATTTGCATGATCTTTTCTTTTATAACAGCTATATCTGTATGCATTTGCATAACCATATCTGCTTTTTTTTCGACTGCATCTAATCGTTGAGAGAACATACCCCAAGACACACCAATACTACATATGATCGCTACATAGGGTAATATCAGTTTAAGATCTATGTTCATAATTTTTTATATCATAAAAATTAATATAGCCTAAGCTAATTATTCCTAGCATCTTGTTCTAATAGCCAAGAAAGTTTATCAACCTTCTTTTCCATGACTTTCCATTCCATATGCATGGCCAATATCTCTTGAATATGTGTTTGATTATTTGCTATTCTGTTATCCATTTTAGATAAAAACCAAACAAAAGAAATACTTTGCATAACAATTACAATGATAACACTAAGTGTTTTACTATCTAAATTCATTTAGCACCTCCACCTCTTACGTGCTTGTCTTAATCTTGAATTTGGATCTGCCGCAGCTTTTGGAAATTGTTTCATTTGTCCAGCAGAACGAGCACAATAAGATTTTCTTCTTGACGCTCTTTTACCTGTTGGATCTTTTTCGGTAACTGCGGTAGATAATTTTGAGCCAGGGTTCTCTCGTCTGTAACGAGCAACACCAGCTGCTGTCATTCCCGCCCCACTTTTTGTGGAGCGGAAATATTTTTTTGTTTTAGGCGGTTGCCTATCTCTTTTACGATCAGTCATACCTTTTCAGCCATTCACACCAAACTACAAATTCTTGTCCTGCTATAGAAGTAGCAGGTATTTCCATTTTGACATCTCCTGTATATCCAGAGGCTTCTGTATTTTTTAAGCCTCCAAACTCAGAAAAATCAAAACTATTATCATAGTTTAATGTTAAGAAAGGAACATCCGCTGTTGCATCCCACGTTAAAGTTATAGAAGAGTTAGCCGCAGCTCCACTTCCATACCATATTTTATTCAAGTCAACTTTAGTGCAAGCTTTACCTTGAAAAGTATTTAACGCAGAAACATCAACCAAAGTAATAGAACTAGCATTTCCACCGTCACAAGCTACAAAACAAGTATTGATAAGTTTTCTATCTCCATCTAACTGTATTGTAGGTCCTGTTACTGTATTAGCCATATTCTACTCCTTTTTATGTATCACTGAATGGTGTTGCTAATGTACCGGAACCAAGTAATAAAGAATTATGTACTAGATACTCGGCAGATTGTAGAGCAGTAATTTGAAGTACTGAACCGACAATACCACCAGTTGTAGTTCCATTCATTGATAATACGTCATTAGATGCTCCAGGGAAGAAAGTTGAAACTGTACTTCCAGATAATCCGATTGCACATGCACCAACAAATTTATCTGTTCCGTCAGTTACAATCTGAATATCAGTAGCTGTGACATCTACATAGAAATACCAGCTAGCACCAATGTTGCTTGGGTTGTTATAATCAGTAGGACCTGCTACTGCTGCATCAGCTGAAGCATTAATACTTGGTAAAGTAAAAATACCATCTGCATCTTGTAACAATAAGATTCTACCAGCATGATCGTTTACTGTTAATGTAGTATTAGCAGTAAGTGCTTTTGTGATTCCTGGACCTGTTGTGATAAATCCATTTTTAGATATCACTGGTCCTGAAAAAGTTGTGTTTGCCATATTAAACCTCCTAGGTTGTATAGACCTTGCCACATAATCTCTATACCGTCTGCTAGCTCAGTTTATGTGACTTGTTATGCTAGAAGTTAAATATGCCATAAAAAAAGGGCGGAGTCAAAGACTACCGCCCCTTTAAAGGAAGGAAAAGTTCTATTAAGAACCTTGAGATCCGTATACACAACGAGGATCAGAAAAGCCGAAGCTGTATCTTTCTCTCGCTTTGTATCTCACATTACCTGTATCGAAGTCGCCTTCCATAGCTGTAGATAATGGAGTTCTTACAAAGTGCTTAAAGCCATTAGGTGCATCAGTTTTAATGAAATAACCATCGGTATCAGTTAAATAGTGGTTAACTGTATATCCATCAGGAATCATATTCATATTTTTTAATGCATTAATGTCATTGTCAGCTGTACCTACTCTGCCTGGAGAATTTAAAATTCTGTCGGCAACGAATTGCAATTGTACAGGTACGATTAACTTTCTACCTCTTGTTGCAATTAATAGGCCTCTCTCATCCACAAACTGTGAAATGTCAATTAAAGCTTGCTCTAATGAAGTTTCATTGAGGTCAGCATCAGTTGAGTTTCTGTTTGAGAATGTGCCGCCTAATGCAGTTGGGTGTGCTGCGTTTACAAGTGAAACGCCATCACCACCAGGATTTGTTCCTGCTGCACCAGATGCTGCAAAAGCATTGTTAAGTACATCAGCTGCTTTGATCTGCTTTGTGTAAGCCATAGATCTTGCTAATGCACGTGTGTATCGAGCAGATAATCTGTCATAGAGATTATCTTCAACAGCTTCTTCAGTGATTGCAAATGCTAGTGCAATAGTTTCGTGTGAATAACGAGCTGTAAAGCTTTCTTGAGCTTGATCAAAAGTGACCGCTGCTCCTTCAGACTTTGTTCTCGCATTACCGAAACCAACTAACATTACTTCTTCTTCAAAAGCTCTCTCAGATGATTCTTGATCAAAGATCTCTGCGTGTTCATTTTCGTACTTATCGTACTCCAGGCCGAATAAAGCGTTCAAACCTGGCTCTAACTCTTTAACGAGTTGCTGTCTTGATATTGCCATAATTTAACTCCTTATACTCCTGTTGTATCAGTTAATGAGTGTTTGTTGATCTTTACAATAATAGATGCATTCGCTGAAGAATAATCATTATTATCAGGATCAGTAGATAAACTCACTACTCTGAAGTTAGCTGCACTGCTGGTTGCAAATGAAGTACCGTCTAAAGCTACGTTAGAAACGCCATCTCTAGATGATCCTGCACTGTATGTAGCAATGTTTGCATTGCTTCCAACTTGTGCTTGTCCGCCGTTTGCATCATTGATCTTCACTTCGAAAAGTGCGTTAGGATCGTCAATTACATTGGCTACGATATCGTCAGCTGCTATTCCGCCTGGATAGAAATTTGAATAGGTTGGTTTTTGTGTAGTTGGGTCTGTGTAAAAACAACCGTTGAAAATCCCTATCAACTCAGCGCCAGCAGAAGATCCGACAGAAATTGAACCGTTTGCATTTAATACAACCGGGTCACCTTGGTATATTGCACTTGATTCACCGTTAGCGATCACATATTCGTTTTGTGCTGAAGCATTATAGCCTGCACCAACTTTTTTGACCGAACGAAAACCAAATATACTATTTATATTTGCCATCTTGGACTCCTTATGTCTAAGTTGTTAATAAAAAGACTTACGAAAGCTATTTTTTTCCGCCTCCGAAAGTCACCTTACTTTGCCTATCCGCATGGATTGGCATACTAGGGTGTTCGTCTTTAAATAAATCATTTTCAACTGATTGATTTTGTCCTAAAGTTTGTTGTCGAAAATATTCATCTCTATCTTCTTTTACTTCAATAGGACATCTCATCAGTAATAAACCACCTACTCCAATCACACCTTTATATTTACCATCTTCATATTTTGGTAAATCAAGTCTGTCTGGATATTCATCTGCCCTAACAAATTCATATCCTGAACGAAGCCTTCCCATGATGTTCTTGTCATCGGACATGCCTCGCATTTCAGCACGAACCCATCGATGATGAAAACCATCTGGTGGTTCGGGTGCTTGAAGCGATGAAGGAGGTACCCAACCTCTTTTACGAACTGTTTTTTCACGGGTTTCTTTCGAGCGTGAAGTCTTATTTATTGTTTTAGTCTCTGTTTCCATTTATGCCTCCTTCACGTATTTAGCATATTGTTCAAGTGTTACTCCTAATTTTCTAGCCATTGCGACTTGAGAAGGAGATAACTTTACTGTTCTACGCCCAGACATTTTATTAGTGCGTGTTGCAGAAGCGACTGGCTGAGCGACCTTTGTTACTTCTGGACTAACCTCATTGAACTTATGAGGAAAGTATTCACGTATTCTTTTATCCAACTCATCATAGTACAATTGTGAGCTTGGATCAATCTTTTCTTGTATGACAAGATTTTTATGAATTGCTCTTGCAGCTTCCGTCATTACCTCATCTTCACCAAACCATTCATTCTTTTCAGCCCACTCGACAGCCTTAGGTTCAGGTTTTGGTTTAGGTTGATACTGTTGTTGATTGTACTCATTTGCCTGATTTTGTTGATTATTTTTGTTCTGCTCTTGAATTTGTTTTGAATATTTAATTCTTTCAGCATCAATTGTTAGCCTTGCAATTTCTTGATTAGCTTCAATTTGTGCTTCTACATCTCTTTGAGCAATAGCATTTTTTAGTTTATTTTTTGCTAAGTCTAATTGATTTTCTACTCTAGATCCAAATTCATCTATATAATTTTTATCTAATGTTTCGTATTTAGATTTAATATCATTAGCTTCTTTTTGAATACCTTGAGCATAAGCTAAAGCAGATTCTTCTCTTCTTTCTGCTTCTCTTAATCTTTTAGTTAACTTATCAATACGTTTTTTTACAGCAGCTGAATATTGTTCTGTTTCATCTTCATTTCTATTTTCAGATAATGAAGATTCTTCTTGAACTTCAATTCGTTCATTTGGAATTATTTTATTTTGTTGCTGTTCTTCTAATGTTACCTCAATACTTTCGCCTGAAGTATCAATTGGAACTGTCTTATCTTCTTGCATGTCAGCCTCCTTACATGTTTAAGAAATCTTCAGGATCAGATATGACACCTAAGACTTCATCATCATTCATTAAACGCACTTCGCCATCTTCAATTTTAATTCTTGAACCAGCATACTTACCAAAAATTACCCAATCTTTTTCCTTGCACCAAGGTCCGTTAGGATATCTTTCTTTGTCTTTATATGCGTCAGGTCCAACTTTTAAAACTAAACCTATGCTACTTGCTATTTGAGATTCTTCTAAAGATTGATCAGTGAGAATAATCCCACCTTTTGTTTTCTCTTTTCTTCTATAAGGAAGAACTAAAATCCTCCAACCAGTTGGTTTCGGAAGTTTGTCAATCGCCGAGTCCTTCATCGTCATGCTCCATTCTTTTTAGCAACGAATTTATTTCATTTAATATTTCGTTGTATGCATGATATTTACCTATCATGAGTTTATATTCTTCCCAGTCTTTGACACCCGAAGTTAAATATAAACTAATGTCGTTCTGTTTAACTTTCAAGTTCTTTCTTAGAACATCAACTATTTTGATAATGTCCATTAAGCGTTGCGTACAATCTTACATAACGATTCACATCTTTTTGGAGTTTGTTTAAACCAACGTGAATCTCTCATGTGGCTTGCAGCCATTTCCCAATCTTTTTCTTTTAAACTAGCCCACATATTACGGAACTGTTTGACACCATTAGCTCCTAATTGAAAAACCATTTCCACAATAACTTCTTGTATAGATTGGGGTAATTCATCATGGTCACCAATATTTTTTATAATTAATTCATCCGCACCTGCGGCAGCTCTGTTTAAATCAATATCAAATAATTCCTCTACTTCTTCTTTTGTGATAGCAACACCTTTTTGAAATCTTTTTCTTTCATGTGGTTGCACCAAATGGCCTATACCCACAGTTAATTTGCCTAAACTATCCTCATAGGGCTCCAGTACGCAGCCTTCATGAGTTCTAACTCGGTTTCGAAGTTCGTTTGTAATTTTAATCATATTCCCCAATTTCTTTTATCTTCGTGTTCGTCTTTTTCAGGTTTATCTAAACCTAGAAGTTTTTTCAGCAATTTTTTTAGGTTGTTTAACAAATTGTTTTCCTTTCTTATTTCCTTTTGCTTTTGCTTTGTTGGTTGCAGCTTTTTCTCCTGAAGAAAGTGAATTCCAAGCTGCATCAGGAAGATACCTTCTTTTACCTTCAGAGGGTTTACCAGATGAAGTACGCCATTTCTGTTTACCCCAGTCCTTTAAACTTTTTTGTGATTTTTTGAGAGGCATTAGTCTTTATACCCGCCACCTTTTTTCTTATATTCAGAAGCTAATAGTTGAGCTTTTCTCGCACTCCATTGTCCTGGTCGACCACCTTTAGAACCTGATTTAATTTTTTGAAATAATGCCTTCCTCATAGAAGGCTTAGTATAATTACCTGCTTTATTAACAGTTGATTTATTTTTTGTCATCTTCCTTGACCTCTATACTTTTTAAAATTACGTCTTTTATGTTTATTCATGGTAGACCAACTTATTCTACCATCACCTATTGTAGTCTTTTTAACTACGTGTTCAATTGCGTTATTCGTTACTTGTTTCTTCATCTTGGTTTTCTACTTCATCATGCTCACAACCTGCACATTCACACATGCAAGACATTTCACAATGACAAGGACATTTACATTTTTTACACTTACAGAAGCATTCCATTTTTAATTTAATCCTTGCAGAGATAGTGAAGTGTTACAATTGCACGGCCCATATCAGGTCCTGTAATAGCAGTGCATTTAAAATTAAAAGTTGTATCATGTCCACCCCCGTTAGTATCTACTGAACATTTCCATTCTTGACCTGTAGGAACATCTCTTTTTTCTTTGTGTTGATTATTACAACTACAATCTAATTCAAAATTCCAACCTTGATCTTGTTTTGGATCAATCTTATCTCCAAAATCAACACCTAAAATAGTATAGTGTAAATCTATTTTAACTCCCCAA